CGGGCCAAAATTGCTAATTTATGAAAAGTCCTTATAATCATGATCACACAACGCGCTCAAGTTAATGATCAGTTACAAGTTCTTAGTTTGCTGGATTCTTCTGGTGAGGGGGTTGCTACCGTTAAATCTATACAACCTGTTTCAAGTAATACATCTGGTTCCGTAACAGATATATCAACTAAAACAACCTCAGGACTAATAGCCTCGGATATCCTTAACAGGACTCTAGGTCAGAAGGGTTTGGCCACCCACTTACAGCCTAAAGCTAGCTGTATAAATGATTCATTAATTAATGAAAAATTAGCATTATTGTTAAATTCGGAGTCGAAGGTTGGAGACCTTCCTCCGTCATCACCAGCTTCATCTGGTGAATGGACTTTGGTCACACGCAAGAAGAAAACCAAGTCCAATATAGGAACAAAAACCTTTCGGCAGGAATCTGTTCCTCAAGCAGCAGAGGTTTATGATCCCATACAAGCTAAACCTTATCGTAAAGCTTTTAAAACTCAAAAGACTTCATATCGTTCAGCTGGTTATCAGTCTGACATGAGCAAGTCCGAGAAATTGGCTGCCGGGTACAGAGTTAATACCAAAGCGCAACGTCGCGCTGATAAGTTTCTCGCCCGTTCATCGCCCTCGGTGGAGCCATATTCTGAAGAAGCCTTCTTAGCAGACGTTAAAGCCAATCAGTTAGCTATAGAGGCATTCAAACAGCCATATTCTTGGCCTACTGTTAGAATTGCTAGAGGGGAGGTTGTCCATCGTGAAGCCTCTGAAGGCAGTTATATAGTTAAATTAATTTTATTTGCTCTTGACCGTAAAACAAAGCAACATATGGAGTTTAGGATTTCTTTATCCGACACGTTATCCAATTTGAGGTCAAAGCTTTCGCTTGTTGGTGGGACTTTCAAATTTAAATCAACTCAGCTACAAGATTCCCAGGTTATCTGGGATTTGGATATAACTTATCCTTTAGTTTACTTTCCGCCTCGAGTTAAACTCGGCGGCTATGATTTGCCTGAACTCGTGCATTCATATATCACTTCTCAACAAGTTTATTTAAAATATAAGCTTGATGAAATAGTTGATCTTCTTGAAGAAGCTAAAGATAAAACAAAGATACCTGCAATCTTAACAGATAAACCATTATCTAAACTTCAATTTCCCAGATCTTTATCTGAAGTTAAAGATAGTTTTTCAAACAATCTCCCTTATGTGTTAGGTATTTCCTTGTTAAGTTATATTTCATACAGACTTTTAATCAATTCATTTGATGCATTTTCTTCTTTACCTCCTATTGCGGATGTCATAACTCCAGGCCCTTACTCAGACATTCCTACGTATGCCGATGCATTGATTAAGTCAAAGAATTTTCCAAAAGGCAGATTATTGTCTTCTGATCCAAATTTTCTTCCCGATAGGCTTTCTGAAATTCTTCCGAAGGGACATATTTCTTTTACGTCCGCTTCCTTACGTATTCGAGCTATATTGGGATTTAATACTACTTTCGTTACTTCAAACGTCAGGGAATTTGGGCAGCGTCAGTCCGACGAAAATCTTACATTCGATCGACGCAACGGAAAAATCTTCTTAGCTGGTCGCTACATTATGGATGATAACAATTTACGTCCTCCACGACCGCTAAGTGTAGCCAAATTTTGGTGGTTTTCAAGACGGGTCTATGCTGAGCGTCAGCTCATGCCTTCCGGCCCACTTGAAGCCATCAATGTTTCTGTATTAAAATTTGGGCCTTTGGAGTTCAATCCATTTGCTCAAGATACATTATTACTTGAAAATGAACCAGTTGTGTCGGTTGATGATCAGCTTGAAATGATACAACGTTCTCCCCATGAAAGTTATTTACTTGGAGAAATTCCCGGTCAGTTCATTTTCAGATTTAAAGGCACGTATAATTGCGTAACGATCAAAGCTAGCGATTGGGCTGAATTACGATCTCGATTCAACAACACTGGGTCGAGTGCTCGTTTCTCAATGGTCGCCCACTGAGTCGATGACAAACGCCCAGTACCTATTTGGTATCAATTATTAACCAATCAATTTCCAATACCGCAACCAATTCAAAATGATTGCCG